GGTACCTGCGGCCCCTGTTTACCCGAGAGGCAAACCAGTGGACCATCAACACGACCCTAACAGGCCCGTCGCTAGACGATGCAATATGGAACCCCGACGCACACGACCAACTAAACAGCCTAGCGGCTGAGATGGAGCAAAGACATGAACCGCGTAATTAAAGCCCTCATCATCACAGCAAGCGCCCTATTTGAAGTGAGCGCTTACTCTCAACAGTTGACTATCATGCAACTTAAAGACGCGCTCAAACACCAGTACACCCCGCAGGCGGTGCAGGCCACCGGCTACGTGCAGGGCGCGTACGACGCCATGACGGGGATCGTGCACTGCCCAACCGGCATGACGCCAACGAGGGACACGCTGATCAAGTGGACGCAAGAGGGACTGGAGCGGTACCACGGGCCTAACAGGGGCGCGGACCACCTACTGGCGGCAGTGTTCGCACAACGCGCACCATGCGCGAAGAAAGGGCTAACATGAGATACGACGACGATGACATTCAGGAGTACACGCGCCCATGGAGGCCGCTGACAGACGAGGAGTTGAAGGCGATGTGTGACAAGTGGAAAATAATTTATGGTGGTCACGTTAACGATTTTGCAAAAGAGATTGAAACCAAACTGAAGGATAAAAACCATGGCTAAAGGGGACATTCGGGACGTGTGGGAAACAAACCGAAAACGTTTAGAGCGCAAGCGCGAAACAGAGCGCGAGGGGGCCAAGGCCAACAGGGACAAGGTAAACGCGTACAGAACGGCCGCAAGGGCCGCAAGGGCGGCCGAGCAAAAGACCATGAGGGTCAAGAGCGCGTACCACGCAGACTGGAAGGCGACCACGTACACTGGACCGGAATTAAAATACAGGGGGTTGGCATGAAACGTGCTAGAATGCTACAATTAGCAGAGCAGGCGGGTTTTGTCATGTGGTCGGACTGTGACTGGAAGCCTAAGGGCGCCACGATAGACTGGTCCTGCGACTACGACAAAGAGTTAAGGAAGTTCACTAAACTGGTGGAGGCTGAGTATGAGCGGGTGGCTAATAGCCCTGACGGGGCTAATCTATGCGGGCGTGGCAGTTGAGCAGGGGCTCAAGGGCAATACACCCATGTGTCTAACGTACCTAGGCTACGCGTTTGCAAACGTCGGCCTGTACAAACTAGCGAGTTAATTATGATCTCAGAAGTTGACCTTAAAGATTTTGACTACATACGGGTAGAGAACGTCAAAGAAAATGAGGACGGGTCCTGTGACTGCAACATCAACATGGGGCCACTGGCAACCAAGTACCTGCTAAATTTTGCGTTCATTGGCGTGCTGAAAACCGCCATTGCTGAAGGCAAACTGCTTACACCGAAGGACTAAGACATGACAGACAACGAGCGCGCAGTTTACGAAGCCAACCTAAAAAAGTTACCGCCTGAGAAGGCGGCACAGTGGACCGAGGAGGTCAGGGAGGCGTGGTTACGTGTGCGACGGGCGAGAAAGGTGTGGCGCGCAACGCGCACACCCGCCACACGTTGTCTAGGTTCAGTCAAAGAGGACGGGCGCCTGACGCCCCTCTTCATTCCAAACACAGAGTTCATGCGCTACGAAGAGGCATGGATCGACTACACACAAAACTACCAACCCAAATACATTTTTGAAGAGCGCGCACGTGCGGGCGAAGATGACGACGACTACGATTGGAGCAAAGCATGATGTATATTTTTAGTCCTGAAGAATGTGCTTCTATAGTTTCAGCTTTTGACGGCACAGAAAATAAAGTGAACGAAGATTCCCAAAACTATTACAAAAATAGTGAGGGGTTATATAACCTGCCGGCCACACTGGCTTACGCGGACCGCATAACTAAACAGGTTCAAAAATATTACCCCAAAGCAACATTTGTAAATAGTTACACGCGTGTTTACAAAAGAGGAAGCTATCTTAAAATTCACACCGACCGCGAAGGTTTGGACATAACGTTGAGCGTGTGTATAGAAGATAAAAACAACCTTGAATGGCCTTTGTATATCAGTGCAAAAAAGTACGAAAACAAAGAGTGGGATAGGTCAACAGATGACACAGAATTTGTAAGCCAAGCCTATGGAATTGTGATTCCTGTAGGTCAGGGCGCGATGATGGAAGGAAGAAAACACCCACACTGGCGTGAAGAGTTATTGTGTGGTGAAGCGCAAAGATCAATTTATGTGTTTTACCACTGGTCGGTGGAAAATAAAATAAAAGACAAATCAACTACATTGTTGAAATCTACAGTTCCTGACGCAACTGTGTTTGGTAATTTTTTAGACCGGAACGAATGCCAAGAAATCATAAACCACGCAAGCGCTAAATTAGTTGCGTCGCAGGTGGTGGACGATAAAAACGGAGAGTGGGTTTCACACGAGGGACGTACAAGTTCGGGCATGCACTTTTTAATTGGTGAAACACCACTGATTCAGAAAATTGAACAAAGAATTTCAGACCTGACCGGCATCCCTGTAGAAAATGGCGAAGGCATACAAGTTCTTCGTTACGAAAAAGGGCAACAATACAAACCGCATTTTGATTATTTTCCGGAAGATAAAGAAGGATCAGCAACACACATTAAAAATGGTGGCCAACGAATTGCAACATTTTTAATGTACCTAAACACGCCTGAAAGCGGAGGCGCAACTATTTTTCCTGACGCAGGGTTAGAAGTTCATGCACAAGAAGGAAATGCTTTATTGTTTAGGTACAACACACCAACAGCGGACAGTAAAACGCTTCATGGTGGCACACCAGTAGAAGCCGGTGTTAAATGGGTGGCCACAAAATGGTTACGTGTCAATGAGTTTAAGGAAAACAAATGAAAGCAATACTTGAATTTGAGTACCCCGACGACGAGGACAAACTGAGGCACGCGCTACATGGGCAGGACGCGATCTTTGCGCTGTTGGACATATCAGAACAACTGCGCCTGCACTACAAGTACGAGGCAGACGGCGACCAAATACTGGCCAACATAAACGAGTTGGTCATTGAGGCTTTAAAAATGTGTCAGGAAATCGGATGAAAAAAATAATTTACGCAATCTATTTATTTGGCGCAATACTCGCGTTAGTGACGGGCTACTTTTTGGACCCGATTACAGCACTGGCCATCGTGCTAGTCATGCCTATGGTGGTGATCACCATACTGGAAATGCAGGGTGTTGTACAATTTGGGTACCACGGGCCGGAGGACAACGACAGCGTGCTCGGTAAAGCATCGCGTGATGACCTGACAGCCGAGGAGGCCGCGGAGAAGTACGGGCAGGCGGTGATCAACGAAATGGACGACCAGATTAAGGAGGCCGAGATGGGTCTTATGGAAATGAAGCAAGCGCGAGAAACAGCGTACGACACACTGAGAGGTGTCAAAAAATGATAAACTATTCACCAAACACAAAGGCGCAAACACATGAACAAACCAACAGCACTAGCGGTTCAATTCGAGAACATCCCGATCAGCCTCAAGAAAATCTCCCGTTGGGTTTTGTGGAGGTTAGTCGAGGTTGGGGAAGAGTCGAACAAGCGGTGGTCAAAATTACCACTGCAGTCAAATGGGTCGTCAGCAAGTTCCACAAACCCAACAACATGGTGTGACTTTTTACATGCACAAGAGGCTTATCAAACAGGTCGCTTCGATGGTGTTGGCTTTGTCTTTGATGGTAGCGACGGCATCATGGGCATTGACTTGGACGACTGCGTGGATGCCGTTCAGGGTCCAACGTCTCTTACGCCTGAGGCGCAGTCCATTAAAGACGCGGTCCTAGGCTACGCAGAGGTCAGCCCCTCAGGCACCGGCATCAAAATCTTTACACGCGCGCAGTTGAATGCCGCGCACGTCGACCACGAGAAGGGTCTCGAAATCTACCCCAAGGGCCGTTACTTTACAGTGACCGGCCACACACTTGGTGGCACCATTCCCGACCAAGAGCAGGACCTGCAACACATCGTGCCTGCACGTCGCAGTTACCGCTCGGGCGATTCGTTTGCGGACTACAGCCCACCACTGGACGGGTGGGACTTGGCACGTGTTGAGACCGACCTGCTGACCCTGCTAGACCCCGACTGTGGCTACACAGAGTGGTTGGCGGTGGGCATGGCCCTACACCACCAGTTCGGTGGTGACTACGAGGCACTGGAGTTGTGGGACCGGTGGTCTGATAACGACGGGGCCTGCGGGTCATACGCGGCAGGGCAGTGCGCGGCCAAGTGGGACAGCTTCGGCGGCACTGGTGGCACCACACTGCGTTCACTGGTGTTTAAGGTCAACAAGACTAAAGAGGCCGCGGTGGTGGCCAACGGGGAGAAGGTGCTCACGGGTGGCCCGCTGAACCACGCCAAAGAGTTTTTGGCCAGTCAGTTCACGTGCGAAGAAGGCACGTCGCTGACCACGTACGCAAACGACATGTTCCAGTACAAGGGCACACACTACCAAGACATTGAGGAGGCCACAGTGCGGTCCCTGCTGTACACGTTTTTGGACCGGTGCAAGAAGTACGACAAGAAGCAAAACCTGATGCCGTTTAACCCGACGCCTGCGCACGTGTCTGCGATCCTAGACGCGGTGCACGCAGTCACCCACCTACCCAACACGGCTAACACCAAACCACCGGTGTGGCTTGAGGGGTACGGGAACAACAGGCCAGACCCAAGCAAACTGGTGTCGCTTGAGAACGGCATTTTTCACACCGAGCAAAACCTGCTGATACCCCACAGCTTGGGGTTTTTCACGCAGAACAGTTTGCCGTTTGCTTACGACCCTGACGCGACGTGCCCGACGTGGGAGCGTTTCTTGCAGGACATTTGGAACGACGACCCTGAGAGCATTACCTGCCTGCAGGAGATGTTCGGCTACATTCTGAGCGGTGATTCAACACAGCAGAAATTCTTTAACATCATAGGACCGCGCCGCTCTGGCAAGGGAACGATTAACAAGGTGCTCGTAAGCCTCTTGGGGCAACACAACACAGTAGCGCCACAACTGGATGAGTTATGCGATACTTTTGGACTTCAACCATGGCTAGGAAAACTGCTAGCGAGTTTCACGGACGCACGAGCACCGGAGCGCAACAGGGGTGCTGTAGTGAGCCAGTTGCTCCGGATTGTTGGCGGGGATACTGTGACTGTGAACAGAAAAAACAAGGAAGCTTGGAGTGGTTATTTGCCAACGCGCATTGTGATCTACTCTAACGAGGCCTTGCAGTTAACAGAAAACTCAAACGCGTTAACAGGACGCATGATTGTGCTGAAGATGAGCAATAGTTTCTACGGCAAAGAGGACACACTGTTGGCCGACAAGTTGGCCAAAGAGTTGCCTGCCATTTTTAACTGGGCCATTGCAGGACAGCAACGACGCATGGCGCGCGAGGGTCAGCGGTTCCAACAACCAACAACAGGGCGCGAGTTACTGGAGTTGATGGAGGAGTTAGGTAACCCTATCGGGTCGTTCGTTACAGACGCACTGGACTATGACCTAGATGCCAAGGCAATGAAGGACGACGTGTTTATTTGTTGGCGCAAATGGGCCACTGCAAAGAACATACCGCCCGGAAGTGACATGGCGTTCAAGCGTAGGTTTCTTGCGGCAACGCAGGACCACCGCGTGACAGCAAGCAGGCTTCGTGTTGATGGTGAGTTGGCCAACGTTTACCTTGGCATCAAGCTTAAACCGAAGGCACAGAAGTACGTGGACAGTATCAGCAACTTTGAACGGGAGGAGATATTTTGAGCAACGCATATTTTCATGTGGATGTTGGTTTCTTTCCGGTGCCTGTAAAGATGTGCTTTACATCACAGGCGTTCTACAAAGTGTTGAAGGACCACGGCATCACAGCACAACCCGACATGGCGCCACTAGAGTTGGGCATCGCGGAGACACACAGCTTCTCTACACCAAAAGAGGCTATTGTCATCGTGGTGTTCAACCTGATCGAGTGTGTTGACAACGCGGCCCTGCTGGCCAGCGTGGTGGCCCACGAGGCCACACACGTGGTGGCGCGGGTGCTCGAACACATTGGCGAAGACGTGGAGGATTTTGGTGAAGAGTCTCGGGCGTACCTGACCGAATGGTTGGTGCGTCAAATGTTCACGGCCTGTTTAGTGGAGGTTGCCAAAATTGCAAAACGAAAAGAAAATCGAACAAAGGTTGGTAAAAAAAGTGAAGGAGAAGGGTGGCCTATGCCTGAAGTGGGTAAGCCCGTCGATGACGGGGGTGCCGGACCGGCTAGTGTTTTACAAGAGCAAGGTGATCCCAGTGGAGTTGAAAGACCTAAAGGGAAAACTAAGCGCGAGGCAAGAATTGATGCACAAGATTCTTCTGACCCATGGGGTGTTCACGCACGTCTTGGCGAGCGAGCAAGAAGTAGACGAGTTCGTTGACCAACTATGACAGACGACGAAGCCCACGAAATTAAAAAACGTATACACATTGCCAAAACAATGTATAACGTTAAACGACGCGCCACTGCCGCAGGTATTCCATTTGAGTTGGACCATAGTTACCTGTGTGCAATCGCGCCGGAATACTGTCCGGTGTTCAGGACCAAGATTCTTTGGGGCTATGGGCAGTCGGGCACTGTGGGATCGAGCGGCCCTGATTCACCGAGCCTAGACAAAATCATTCCTGAAAAGGGGTATGTCAAAGGCAACGTGGCATGGTTAAGCAACAGAGCAAACACAATCAAATCAAACGCAACCCAAGACGAGTTGTACAAGGTTGCAGACTGGACACACGAAAAAATAAAGGAGGTAAATAATGGAGGTGCACGACCGCCCCCAATTGGCGACCCTGCAAATACCTACATCACTCGCCCCACGCGTCATCGCATTATTAACGACGTTACAGCAAGGGAAAGAGCAGGCTATTGATGTTGACATTAAAAAATTTACACCCCTACCAACAGCGCCTAGTGCAGGAGAGCAAGACTCAGCCGCACATGGGACTGCTGATGGACATGGGACTGGGCAAGACGATAACGGCCCTGACGATACTCAGCCAACTTGAGGGCAAGACGCTGATTATTGGGCCAAAGGCCGTCATTAAAAACGTTTGGAAACAGGAGGCAGAAAATTGGACGCACACAGAGAAGATGAAGTTTGCCCTCATTGTGGGAACACCACAGGAGCGCATGAAAGCGTTGCAGAGCGATTCGAGCGTGTATTTGATCAATGTCGAGAACGTGGTGTGGCTTTTCGAGCAAGCCTCGTTGCCGCGATGGCAGACGTTAGTGATCGACGAATCAAGCAGATTCAAGAATCCATCGTCCAAGAGATGGAAGACCTTGAAAGGACAATTGAAGAACTTCGAGCACAGGTACATCCTGACAGGAACACCAACCCCGAAGTCGTACCTAGACCTATGGACCCAAGTCGGCATATTGGATTTGGGCCAACGATTAGGGAAATCGATGACTTCCTACAAGGAGAAGTTCTTCGAGCCCGACACAAGGGATCGCAGAACGGGGATGGTCTGGAGTTGGAAGCTAAGACCAAACGCAAAGGAGCAGATTGACGCCCTGATTGGGGACATTTGCGTGTCCCTGCGCAAGGAGGACTATCTGACCATGCCACAGCGTCAGGACATTGTGCACACCATTGAGTGGGAGAAGGGCCCCAAACAGGCCTACAACACCATGCGCAAAGAGATGGTGGTGGAGGTGGACGCAGAGACCCTGACCGCGGCGTCGGCAGGGGTCCTGACGGGCAAACTACTGCAAATGACCGCGGGGGCAATCTACTCAGAGACCAAAGAGGTGGTGCACATCCATGACACCAAACTGGAATACCTGACCGACATGTTGGACGACACGCCAACCATTGTGTTCTACAACTTCAAACACAGCCTAAAACGGCTTCAGGGCGTTTTTCCTGACGCGGTGCTACTCAGCCCTGACGACGAGAAAACAATCGCTCTATGGCGTTCTGGTAAGGTCCCAGTGCTACTTTGCCACCCTAAAAGCGTGGGCATCGGCCTGAACCTGCAGTGCAACGTGGGTGACACGGCACAGATCGTTTGGTTTGACCTGCCATGGTCCAGTGAAGACTACCTACAAGCCAACGCGCGCCTGTTCCGGCAGGGGCAAGAAAAGCCTGTAATTATTCATCACCTGACCATGCAAAAAAGTATTGACAGTCAGGTCATGGACGTGCTAGAAGGGAAGATCGATATGCAAAACGCGTTAATGAACGCGCTCAAACTTCAATGATCAAAGTAAACGCCACCATCCGCAGGCTTTCAGACGAAGAGCCGGATCCTCTTGAGCACGAGGATTCGTCCTCCGAACCTACCACCGGCGGCATGGGTTGGGCGCCGTGGGGGCCAGACACCATCCAAGACGTGTACAACGTCGTGGCGGAAAAGCTGTCCCCACAACAGAGGGAAATCATTGAGGCGCACCTGTCAGGGTACAACTACCACGATTTGGCAGTAACCCAAAAATACTGGCGCTACCATTTTGCGGCGGCGGTTGCTAAAATACGAAAGGAGTTAAAATTGTGAATGGATACATAGTGGAGTATGTTAAACAAGGATGGCCTACAATAGACGTTCAGGTTGACGCCAAGCACCCCATGTTCGAGAAAGATCAAGACGTGCTGTCAATATGGCACTTTGAGAACGAAGAAGAGCATGATTTCATATTGCGAGATTTACGCAAGTTTAGAGAACAGCAAACAAAAGGATTAGCATAATGGCAAACGAAGCAACAAATTTATTAACATCTTTGGGCGTAAAACCAAAAGAGCAACGCATTCAGGAAATGGCCGGAGCGGTGACACGATTGGTGGTAAACGAGGCATTACGTGAGGCAAAGGCCCGTGCACAGGTGCGAGACGCAAATACTCAGGTGCAGAAGGTCGAAAAGCCCTCGCAAAATGGGTAATTCTATATAGGAAAGGCCTTTTTAGGCCTTGAATATAAGGTATACACCATGGCAACGAAATCCAAATACGAGTTTAAACCGGAGATGTGCGACCAACTGATAGAGTTGGGCAAGGTAGGCGCGTCCCAAAAAATGATGTTTGCAAGCGTCGGAATCAGTTCCGCGGCCGCGCAGACGTTTAAGAAAAACCACCCAGAGTTTGCTGAAGCACTGGACATGGCCATCACACACTCACAGGCTTACTGGGAAACCCAGTTGCTTGCTAACGTGGAGAACAAGGCGTTCAACAGCAGGGTGGCGGAGATAGCACTACGGGGTCAATTCCCCTCTGACTACCGCGACGACAAGAGCAGTAAGCTTGAAGTCAAGGCGGACGTCGTGTTGGATTTTTCTGGTGCAGTTACCGACCTGATTACGGCGCTTAAAAAAGCGGCGTAACAATACGTCGGCACTTAGCAATAAGTTCCGACGTTTCGTAAGCCCCGAGAGGGGCTTTTTCACCTTTGCATAAAGGAGAGCATCATCGCTACACATGCACTACTCAGTGCCTCAGGGTCCAAACGATGGATGTCTTGTACACCCAGCGCGCGACTAGAGGCGTCACTCCCCGAACCTAAACGAAAAGCAGGCGCGTTCGACTTCAGCCAAGAGGGCACCACAGCCCACACCATGGCAGAGGCCAAGCTACGCCGGCATTTTGGACAGATGACGGCCAAGGAGTACAACGAGGCCATTGCAGAGGTCAAGGCAACACCCTATTACGACGAAGACTTTGAGGCGCATGTAGACAACTACGTGCTCTACGTTCGTTCGCAAATTGGTGAGGGGGATACCCCTTACTTTGAGCAACGAGTGGACTTCAGTGAGTGGGTGCCTGACGGGTTCGGCACCGCCGACGTGGTCATAATGAGCGAGAACAAGGTTCGAGTAATCGACCTGAAATTCGGCAAGGGGGTGCCGGTAGACGCCGCGGACAACCCGCAACTGAGGCTGTATGGCCTTGGTGGTTGGTACAAGTACAAGGACGAGCACCCAAACATCACCCACGTCGAATACACCATTCACCAACCCCGACTGGACAGCATCACCACCGAAACAGTGACGCTAGAAAGTTTGCAAGACTGGGCCGTGCATGTAGTAAAACCCAAGGCCAAAAAAGCACACGCCGGCCAAGGGGAGTTTATGGCAGGAAGCCACTGTCAATTCTGTAGGGCCAAGTCACAGTGCAGGGCCCGAGCAGACTTTAACAACGTGGCCGCGGCGGCCGATTTCAAGGCGCCAGCGCTCCTGTCAGAAACCGAGTTGATAAAGATACTCTCAGACGCGGCTAAGACACGCAAGTGGCTTTCTGACGTTGAAGATTACATGTTGACACAGGCAACGGACCATGGCATAGTGCCCACTGGTTACGAGTTGGGGCAGACAAGCACAAATCGTAAAATAGAGGCGCAAGAGGATGCGGCGAAAAAGTTGCAGAAAGCAGGGTTTGATGATATATTCACCACACCCAGTTTAAAATCTGTGGCACAATTGGAAAAGCAAGTGGGCAAGGGGCACCTCCAAGATATTCTTGGTGACCTGATTGTCAAACCTGCAGGCGAGCCCAAGTTGGTCCCGTCAAAAGCCAGAGAAGATTTTGCGTAAGTAGGGTATTGGGAGCCGCCCTTTTTAAAGGCTCTCGAACAAGTAAACAAGGAGGCCAAGATGGCCAAAGTTAGTGAAAAAGTGGTTACCGGTAAAGTTCGTTTTTCTTATGTCAACGTGTTCAAAGCCGTTGCAATGGAAGAGGGGATGACACCTAAGTTTTCTGTGTCGATTATTATTGACAAGAAAGACAAGGATACGATTGACAGAGTCAACGCGGCGTTTGAAAAAGCCAAGGCGGCAAGCGCCACGCTTTTTGGTGGCACAGTGCCTAAGGGCCTTAAAGGCGGCCTGCGTGATGGTGATGCTGAGAAGGACGACCCTGCGTACGCAAATTCGTTTTTCATCAACGCTAACACGTACCAAAAGCCCGGCGTTGTGGACGCTGATTTGAACCCGATCATTGACCCAGAAGAGTTGTATTCTGGTTGCTACGGCAGAGCGTCTTTGACGTTCTATGCGTATAACCAACAAGGCTCCAAGGGTATTGCCTGCGGTTTGAGCAACTTGCAAAAGTTGTCTGACGGCGATCGTTTGGGTGGTGGTTCTTCCGCCGCTTCGGACTTCGCGGTCTAAGTAGGTTGGTGGGTTGTAGCTTATAAGCTACAACCCTAAATTGTTTAATATACTGAACATTTATTATGATCAAACTTGAATTTACTGTCGATGAAACTAACCACATTCTCGGTTTGTTGGGCAAGCTTCCCTTTGCTGAAGTTAACATGACCATCATGGCCATTGTTGACCAAGGCCGCCCGCAAGCAGAAGCTTTGGAAGCCGCGAAAGCCGCTGAAGAAGTAAAAGAACCAACAGCAGAAGAATAAACGCTGTTGCACCCGACGCCCACTCTCACGCGTGGGCTTTTTTTGTCTCTAAAATTTATCACCATAAAATGAACCAATACCAACAATACATTCACAAGAGCCGTTACGCTAAGTTCATGCCAGATCAAAATCGACGTGAGGACTGGAACGAAACTGTAAACCGCTACGTGAACTATGTTTTTGAAAAGACCCCCAAGCTTGATTCTTCAATGAAGCAAGACATTTTTAACGCCATATCTGGCCATCACATCATGCCGTCAATGCGTGCCATGATGACCTCTGGAAAAGCCGCCGATCGTGACAACACCTGTGTATACAACTGCTCATACCTCCCCGTGGACGACGTCAAGTCATTTGACGAAGCCATGTTCATTCTGCTCTGTGGTACGGGTGTCGGATTCTCTGTGGAATCTAAGTACACAAACAAACTGCCCGACGTGCCAGAGCGCCTGTTTGAGTCCACGCACGTTATCAACGTGCACGACAGCAAAGAAGGTTGGGCCAAGTCATACCGCCTGTTACTAGCCAACCTGTACGCCGGCGAGATCCCAAAATGGGACGTGAGCAAGGTGCGCGCCGCAGGCACGCCCCTGAAGACCTTTGGGGGCCGCGCATCCGGTCCAGAGCCACTGGTTGACCTGTTCCACTTCACAATCAAAATCTTCAAGGCCGCACAGGGCCGTAAGCTGAACACGCTTGAGTGCCACGACATAATGTGCAAGATCGGTGAGGTTGTTGTGGTGGGTGGCGTGCGCCGCTCTGCCATGATCTCTTTGTCCGACCTGAACGACGAGCGTATCCGCCACGCCAAATCTGGTAACTGGTGGGAGACTGCCGGCCACCGCGCACTGGCTAACAACAGCGCGGTGTACGAGGTCAAGCCCACTGTGGGCACGTTCTTAGAAGAGTGGACGTCGCTGTACAACAGCCACTCAGGCGAGCGCGGTATCTTTAACCGCGAGGCCGCCAAGGCCGCTGTGGCCAAGTACGGCAAGCGTGACCCCAACTTTGAGTTTGGCACAAACCCCTGCAGTGAGATCATTCTGCGCCCCTACCAGTTCTGTAATTTGACAGAGGTCATGGTGCGCCCAGAGGACACACTGGAGAGCCTGAAGCAGAAGGTGCGCATGGCGGCCATTTTAGGCACCATACAGGCCACGTTCACACACTTCCCATACCTGCGTAAGGTCTGGCAACGAAACACTGAGGAAGAGCGTTTGTTGGGTGTGTCCTTAACTGGCATCTACGACCACAAGGTTACGAGTAACCCAGACGGCGCCGCGTTGTGGTTGCCCCAGTTGCGCTTGGTTGCTGAAGAGGCTAACGCTGAGTACGCCGACCTGCTTGGTATCCCACGCTCAACAGCCATTACGGCCGTTAAGCCCAGTGGTACAGTGAGCCAGTTGACAGACACAGCGAGCGGCATTCACCCACGCCACTCACCCTACTACATTCGCCGCGTGCGCGGTGACATGAAGGACCCGCTGTCACAGTTCTTGGTTACCCAAGGCATCCCCAACGAGCCGTGCGTGATGAAGCCCAACAACACAATCGTGTTCAGCTTCCCACAGAAGGCGCCAGAGGGTTTAACTACACGCGACGACATTGACGCCATTGACCACTTGGGTCTGTGGCTGACGTATCAGCGCCACTGGTGTGAGCACAAGCCCTCTGTGACCATCTCGGTCAAAGAGAGCGAGTGGCCTAAGGTGGGCGCGTTTGTTTGGGACCACTTTGACGAAATGTCTGGTGTGTCGTTCCTGCCCCATGACGGCGGCACGTACAGACAGGCACCCTACGAGGAGTGCACCAAGGAAGAGTACGATACACTGTTGGCGCAAATGCCAACAATCGAGTGGGCAAAGTTTGCCGAAAACACCGATAATGTGGAAGGCGCTCAAATGCTTGCCTGTGTGGCCGGCGTATGCGAAATTTAAGGAGCAATTATGAAAGAGAAAATTTTACGAATTTGTGAAAACGTTCTCGGTGCTTTTACCATGTTGGTGGGGATAATCGGCGCGGCATACCTAGGCTTTATTGCCTTGGGTTTGTGGGCCCATTTGCACCAGTACGCACTGAGCGCTTTCAAATGAACGAGCCAGATGTAGTTAATAAACCGCCGCATTACACTGAACACCCATCAGGTATTGAGTGTATTCAAGTCACTGAACACATGGGGTTTAACCTAGGTAACGCGATTAAATACATCTGGCGTTGTGACTTGAAGAAGGATGCCATTGAGGACTTGAAGAAAGCTAAATGGTACATTGAACGTGAAATTCAAAAACGCACAAAATCTGTGATATAGTTTCGGTGTGTTTCATGGTGAGTCCTTGGTTGGACCTTTAGCAGAGAGGGAAACCTCTCTGCTCTTTTTTAACGCAGATTAGTCTGCATGCCTTAGGAGCAGTTATGTCAGTTCTTTCAATCGACTTCGAGACCCGTAGCAGGGTCGATCTCAAGGTCCACGGCCTTGATGTTTATTCATCCTCCCCCACAACAGAAATCATTTGCATAGCCGCAGGTTTTACCGCGGACGACGTGCAGGTGTGGACGCCCGACCAAGTGCCTGCATGGGTGTTAGACCATGCGGCGAATGGCGGCCTAATCTCCGCATGGAATGCGTCGTTTGAGCACCACATTTGGAACCGCGTAGGCACCCGCTTTGGGTGGCCTGAGATTAAGTGGGATCAACTGATTGACTCTATGGCCATCGCGGCCGCAAACAACATCCCCCAAGACTTGGACACGGCCGGCGAGGTGATGCGGGCAGACTTCCAAAAAGACAAGCGCGGCAAGAAGCTCATTCAACTGTTGAGCAAACCCAAGCGCGACGGCACGTTCAGCGAGGACCCAGTGCTCGTGGCGGAGATGCTTGAGTACTGTAAGCGCGACGTGCAGACTGAAATTGCAGTCGTCGGAAAGTTACGCAAACTGTCACCATCCGAACAGGCTGTGTGGGTGGCCACGCAGAAGATCAACCAACGCGGTGTTCCAGTGGACCCCGCTGAGTTGGATAACATTATGAACGTGGTGGCTCACGAGATGAGCCACATCAACGAAGAAATAACGCGCCTGACCGGCGGCATTGAGGTGTCCAAGCGTGAGCAACTACTCAACTGGTTCCGCTCTAGGGGCGTGCCGTTGACTGACATGCAGGCCGAAACAATTGAGAACGAGGCCAAGAAGACCCACGCCGACCCAGACGTGAGCAAGGTGCTCAAGTTGCGCTCTGAGGGGTCCAAAACGTCTGTAACCAAGTTCAACAAAATGGCCGACGTGCAGGTGGACGGGCGCATTCGTAACGGACTGGTTTACCACGGCGCCTCCACGGGCCGTTGGGCCAGTCGGGGTATCAACCTGCAGAACATCGCGCGCCCCGCGCTGTGGATGAAGGACCAAGACATTGCAGACGCGGTGCAGATAGGTCTGGAGCATGGAGGCTACTTGGCCATGAAGGAGCGCTTTGGTGACCGCGTGATGGACGCGTGCTCGTCGATTGTGCGCAATGCCATCAAGGCGCCCGAGGGTTACACCTTTGTGGACGCTGACCTGTCATCGATCGAGAACAGGGTGGCGTCGTGGATTGCCGGCCAGAATGACAAGGTGGAGTTGTTCCGCAAGGGTCTGGACGAGTACAAGACGTTCGCGTCAACAAGCCTGTACAACGTGCCCTACGAACAGGTAACCAAGGACATGCGTCAGGTTAGCAAGTCTGCTGTGCTCGGTTGCATGTTTGGGCAGGGCGCAAAGGGCCTTGTGGCCTACGCTGAAGGCATGGGGGTGATGTTGGATCTCGGGCAGGCAGAGAACGCTGTGAACGCGTACAGGCTGTCTTATGCCAAGGTGAAGAACTGTTGGTTCCTAATGGGCCAAGCGGCCATCGACGCCATTAAAGAGCCGGGAAGCCCCTTTAAGGCCGGTAAGGTGACGTTTAAGGTGCTCAAGGGCGCACTGTGGATGCAACTGCCTAGTAGCCGCTTAATTTGTTGGCAAGCCCCTGAGGTCATTCAGGAGTATACCCCATGGGGTAAGTTGGCTGACGTGGTGTACGTCACCAGTCAGAACACTTTCACCCGCAAGTGGGGGCGCAACAAGCTTATTGGGTCTAGCATCTTCCAGTCCGCCGTTCAAGGAACCGCAAGAGATTTTCTTGCCGAGGCTTCGCTTGAACTGGAGGGTAAAGGCGTGTCGGTGATTAACCTGATCCATGATGAAATTCTTTCGTTATGCCGTGTAGAAGACGCGAAACAAACTGAAGAATTGGTGATGAAGTCGTTGACCACACCACCAAGTTGGGCGGGAGATTTCCCGCTTGCGGCAGAGTCTTGGATCGACACACGCTACCGCAAATAAGGGCGAAGAGGGGGGTGGTTTGGTGGCCACTCTTCTCCCCCAAGCCTATAAGTGTGTCAAACCACCTTTGGCGTAGTTCACGCCGTATCTGGTTTTTAGTCGTGGGTCTTTCCACGATGTTTTCTCTACGTCACGGGCCAACACCAGAGGGCCGGCCTGAATCTTTTCAGCCGCGCTAAACACTGGTTGCATGTCGGCCTTGTCGTAGAACTGTGACCCGCGGTATGGGTTCATACCAATCTGGCGCCATGTGGGGTCTTTTAATGCCTCTGCAAGCATCCTGCGGACCTCGTCGTTGCTTGTGACTTGGTTGTCACCAACCATCATGGCAAACGGCGCCTTGCCTTGGCCCTCTTCCAAAGCCAAGGGGGTCAATCCCTGTTCTCTGGTACCAAGACCCACACGAATAGCTCTGTTGGGTTCAGACTGAAACTCTACGTTTTTTAAGTGCCCTGTATGGCCGTAGGCAATAGGTTTGCCTGCGGGATCATGCATTGTGTCCACGTAGGTACCAAAGCGCTCATACGCAGGGATGTCTAGGCGGTTGCCTACGCGCATGCCCTCTGGAGCAAATAAATTCACACCTAAAATACCTTTGTTTTCCACCTGATTTTTATTCAACGCAGAAGCAATGTCTGTATCAGAATGCGCTTTTGGCACTTCAGTCAACGGGCGAATTGGTCTGCGCTCGTTCATAATGCGCAGGTAGTCAGCCTGTGATATTTTGCCTGTCATGTACGCTTCAAGCGCTTGGGCCAGTTGGAGGTCCTGCTGTTGCTTGTATGGTTTTGCGTTGGCCTTGCGCCACGCTTCAATCTTCTCCGGCGTCAACTTTAAAATGTCGTATGCTGATTCACCAAGACGCGTAAGAACACCCGTCCTACCACCTTTATCGTAGTGTGGTACACCAGTCAGGCCGCCTTCAGAAAACGCACTAGACTGCAAGTCTTTGATCCACTCTTCAGTGATCAATTGACGCGGATACACGCGCTCTGAAGCGCCCTCAGGTGTGTAGCCCGCTGTGTGCTCATAATATCCGGGCTGTTTCAATGCACCGGACTTCTTAGGCATTGTGTTGCCTGTATCTTTACGCCATTGTTTTTGAAAGTCACGCAAAGACAATTCAGATGGTACGGGTTGGTACGTAACGTCTAAATCTTTGCCGTGCAACATCCAAGGGTATGCTTCATTCAGATCAGCACGCGGGATCTGTTCTACTTCACCAGACAGTTTGAACGCACGAGGACCCATAGAAAATGAAGGAGACCCCTGTGTAAGGGGATCGCGCATCTCGTCCAAAATATTTTGGTAGTCAAATATACGTTTTTTAGTTTTACCTAAACCTTCAGCGCCAAATGCGTAGTTTGCAATTGCTTTGCGTGTGTCAAACGTGTCGCCATATTTTCTAAGAAGATCTTGATCAAGAACGTTAAATTCAGGAATAGGGTCAAACTTTTGTTTGGCAATGCCTGTGTTCAAACCGCCTGTTTGCATGTACTGGTTAATTTCAGCCACGCGTTCAGGTGAGTATTTGTGTATGTTTTTGTTGTGCTGTTTTAAAAGCTCATTATACACAATCTGATTAGACTGGTGCATGTTCTCTGAACCAATCAATGGTGCAAAGATTTGGCGCTCTGTTCCGCCGTAGCGAGGATCTTTAGCCAAATTGGCGATGCCTGTTGCTGTGGCTTTTTGACCGGAGCCCCATGCGCGATTAGAGTATTCAGGACGCGCCAAAGAGTTGGCACTAAAGCTGGTACCACCAACCCCTGCCATGCGGTCGGACTGCGTTGGTACAAAGTAGTGGCCAAGATAGTTCTGTGCCCAGTCGGACAGTTTGCCTACCTGTTGACTACCGAGTTGCCACGCCGCTTTTCCTGCACCGGCACGACCACCAGACTGAAAGTGCTCAACGGCGGACAGTCCGCCGTCCGGCTTTTTTATTGCACCACCTTTTTTATACTTAGGTGGTTCACCTGTTGGTTGCAATACAGACTTAGTTTGGTCTTTGGTGTTGAAAACATCCCACACTTTTTGTGCCGCCCCACCGACAACACCAGCCGCCGCACCTAATGCTTTAACTTTCGGGTTGCCCGCCGCAGTTGCTCCAAAACCTGCTGAACTAATTGCACCGAGGCCTGCACCAACAGGATCATTTGCTCCCCTTTGGTAAGCGTCTGCGGCTTGAATGCCTGCTAAACCACCAGATACAGCATTAGCACCTTGACCAAAACGTGATCCGGGACTTACTGGCTTGGGTGTTGGTACACGCTCCAACGCAAGAGGAGCGGGGTATTGTGGTAATCCTTGCAACAAAGGATGTTGTTGAAAGATTTGTGGCGGGGGAGCCGGTGTTGCGTTAGGGGGAAGCATAAGACCTGTTGTCTTATCAAATTGAACTCCGGGCATCATGGCTTTGGCTTGGCGTTCTTTTTTAACGCCTTCTTCACCCATTGCTCCTGCTTCTTTCATACTTAAAGCTTCTTGGCCTTCAACAAAAGGAATTGCGCCCCTGTATTGGCCCAAAGACCAATTGCTTATGTCAGCACCTTGCACTTTAGCCGCAGAATCCATTAACTCTTTACGCAACTTCAACGCGTCGTTGTGTGCTCTTACATCCGCGTCATATTGGGCCTGTAAAGCTTGGTTGCGAATTTGTGCGGCTTGCATTGGAATTTTGCTTTGAGAAACTTCCGCCTGAAATTTTTCGCCGGACTTAGGTTTGTCTTGACCTAATGTAGCACCAGCGATAGCACCAACAACTCCCGCGCCTTGAACAAAAGGACTTAAAAATCTATTGGAGTCTTGTCTGGTAATTTTATCAATCTCGTCTAATGCGTCGAGATCTAATGGGGCCACTTGATATGTGCCGCTTCCAAGTTTATTTTCTTTAGCCATTGGTTGTACTCCTTGTGGCGCCGCTGTTTGTGTTGCTTGTGCTACTTGTGGCGCCGTAGTTTGTGTTGATTGTGGCGCCATTGGTTGGTATCCGGCGTAGCCTCTAACTTTTTGAATGTGGTTTAGCGCGGCGGGGCTTGCTTGTCCTGTTGTAAAGTAGTTGCTGTTTGGACCATCGTGGTACGCAATCAACGCTTTATCAACGTCGTTGTTGTATTTATCAAGCATCATTTTCATGTACTTGACGCCGCCGCGAATGTTTTCTGCTTCGTTATATCGGTTGACACCCATGTCTTTGGCGGCCGCTTTACCGAGCATCATTACACCGGTTGGTCCCGTCTTAGACTTCTTGCTTTGATCAAAACCACTTTCTTGCATGGCCATACCCAAAGCAAGTTCGCGTGGCACCCCTTGCGCTTGGGCTTCCGCAATGACGCGCTTGGCAGTTGCCTGCCGTTTAGCATCAAGCTTGGTTACCCAATCAGGAACGTTGTTTTGCGCCATGTTTACGCATCTCCGGGGTACTTAGGAGGGTTCTTGATTTGCATTGTTTTAGCGGTGTTGTAGTACTGTTCGCGCTTAATGTCCTTATATGTAGGGCTACTCTTAAACTGTTGCCAATTCAAACCAGCTTTTTGTGCTTCTCCCCACTTATCACTTATTTGTTGAGCGTTAGCACTTGCAATTTCCAACATCTTCATTTTGACCATCATGTTTCGTGCAGAATCTCGGTTGATGTCTCCAACCGCGCGCTCTACTAACTCGCGTTCAAAGTTAGACACAGCGCCTTGGCCTTTCATCACACGTTGTGCGTAGTCCAAGTTAATCTGGGCCATGCTGGCTGTAATGCGAGTCCAAGCTTCCAAACGTTTTGGATTATCTTTTGCGCCGGGGTCAACCTGCTGTAGGAAGTCGTTAATTCCGGGAACGCTGATAGAACCAAACTGGCCAATTTGAACGCCGGATTTCATTAAGCCAGCAAGCGCAGAACCTAAAGAAGGTTGGTTTAATTTAGCAAACAAGTCTTTGTGCTCTTTAACATCCTGCATAACTTGATTAGCAAGCAAAATGTTAGTTGGAGCGGCGTCTGCCGCGGCACGCAAAGCGGTTTGTTCCGCGGCCAATGTTTCGGCCATTTTTTCGGCTTCTTTTGTGTCACCAGCAACACCAACAGCGGCTTCTTTAGCCTGTTGTTCAATTGCTTTTTTGTTTCTTTCAGTTTCAAACTCTGCATAAGAAGGAGAACTTCTTGGGTTAGGGTTCGGCATGTTTAAAATACTTGCCAAAGCTGGAGAAACGTTGCCACTAGGTGCAGTTGCTACAGCCGGCGCGGGCCTAGGTGCAGGGGCCGCCGCTACAGGTGCAGGAGCCGCCGCTACAGGTGCAGGAGCCGCCGCTACAGGTGCAGGAGCCGCCGCTACAGGCGCAGGAGCCGCCGCTACAGGCGCAGGACCTCCAACAGGTGCAGGACCTCCAACAGGTGCAGGACCTCCAACAGGTGCTACGTTGTTAAAAATAGGCAACTTACTAATAATTTCTGCCGCCGTAGTTTGTACTTTTCGTCCTAGCACTGGGTCGTAAACTTCAATAGGTTTATATGCCGCGTCGCCTTTAATTGCGGCAATAAACTGGTTCCGTTGGGCCACAGGCATGAAACTCAGTTCGCGTTGCAAATCAGTTGGCTTAGTTAAAGCCAAAACTTGTTTGATTGCCTCCTCTGGATTAGTTTGTGATAAAACACGAATACTTGCTTGTTGTGTTGGTGTTAAATATCCACCTGCAACAGCACCTTGAGCCACAGGAGCACCTTGAGCCGTTGGAACGTCTTGTTGACCCATTGGAGCGCCTTGGCCTCCCATTCCGGGAAGAGACGTCAAGGGAGGCAAACCAGAAGCCGCACGAATTGCATTTTCAGTCATCAACATTTGTTGTTGTTTTAGTTGCTTCTCTTGCAACAGGCGCTCTTCTTGTGTCTTCAACTGTGCCATGTTGACACGCATGTTGAACACGTCTTGGTCGTTAGTGCGCTCTTTGGTGCTCTGCGCCTGCATGTTCTGGGCCATCTCGTTTTGGGTGCTACCAAGAACGGAACGCATTTGGTCCATGCCCTGCTCAACGCTACCTCTGTAAGACTGACGTTGGTTGATCATTTGTTGGAGGTAGTCGCGAATGCTGGCGCTGTCGTCCATGCCAAGTGCGACGCCTTTGTTGCCAAGAACGTTCAAGCCGCTCTTACCAAGCATTTCACCTTTTACAAGCGGCAGTCCGCCTGTTGGTTCAGGAATTGTTGGGTTTTCCATAATTAGTAATCGCCTTCACCAAAAGTGCCACTGCCACTACCACCAAAGTTTACACCTGCGGGGCCACTAGAGAGTAGTTTGTTCAACCAAGGGTATGCTGTATTGTTGCCGCTCAAAATGCCTGTAATTGTGTTGCCCGCACCACCAATTGCACCAAGCCCTGCCAAGAAGTTAGCGTAATCACCTTTAGACGTGACTGTCTCAACGCTCTTGTTAGTTGTTGGGCCCATGTTGTTAATGATGTCTCCATACTTAGCCAGTGTGGGCAATCCACCCATCATCTCTTGGGTCGCTGTGTTCAGGGCCGTCGTGCCGTACTGAGAGCCCACGTTACCTAAAGCCTGACCGGCTTGAATAGACTGTTGCATTGCGTCCATGTAGGCTTTGTTTTGCTGTTCAGCCAGTGTGGTCAACGCACCCGCACGCGCGGTGTTGATTGCTGTTTGGTCGCGCAAAGAACCATAGTTGCCTGAAGCAATACCACCCGCGCCAACCTGAGACGAAATCTGTGGGAGGATCTGGTCCAGCTTGGCGTTCTGGGCCGCAAATAAACCGCCCAAGGGGCTTGCTGTGTTGGGGGCGCCAGTAGGGAGGAACGGGTTAGCGTTAGCTGTCTGCGCTGTTTGTAGGCCGCTGATAGCCGTTGTGAAAGGGTTGGCTGTTTGACTGTTGAGGTCGCTAATTAAACCCGCGGCAACAGTGCTACCCGGGGCCGTGGCCGCTTGGTATGTTTGGGGAGCCTGTGTGGCAATGTTCTGCTGTGCAGTCGTAAACCACGTTGGCAGTGTTGTGTTGACTGTACTGCTTGAATCAAAAACGCTCATTTTCTTCTTCCTTTCATGTGCGCGCTAGAGAGATACTCTAGTGGGCCTTTGCTTTCTGGGGGCAACTCACCCGGGGGGTTAGAGTGCTTGTGTTCGCGGATTGTTTTAATAAACTGGTCCAAAATATCTGCACCAGAGTCACTGGAACCGTTACCTAAAGCAGACACGACGTCCGCGGGTAACACAAATTCACTGTTGGCCACCATGGCGGGGATCTGGTCTGACGTACCATCACCACGACCTTGGATGTAGGTTGTTCCCGCGCCTCCCTCAGAGTAAAACTCTGGTTGACCCATGGGGTGCTGTGGCACCATGCCGCCTTCGGCAAAACTAAAGAAACTCATTAAGTCCAAAGCAGGTGCCTCTTCTTTGTTATTTTCCTCTTCCTTTTTATCCTTTTCTTCTTCTTGTGTCAAGGTTTTTTCAGGAGTGGATTGTGGTATTGCTACGCCCGCCAAACTAAATAGCAGGGGGTTCAAAATTGGCGCGGCTTCATACGCGTTTTTGTAAGACAGTTTTGTGTCCGCGGCAAGGACCGGCGAGGGGGTGTACGCGGCGCCTGATCCAATTCTTGTTGCAGGAGAAGGCGTTGGCGTTGGCGTTGGCGTTGGCGTTGGCGTTGGCGTTGGCGTTGGCGTTGGCGTTGGCGTTGGCGTTGGCGTTGGCGTTGGCGTTGGCGTTGGCGAAGGAGCAGGGGCCGGAGCGGGTGCAGGGGCCGGAGCGGGTGCAGGGGCCGGTGCAGGTGCAGGGGCCGGTGCAGGAGCAGGAGCAGGTGCAGGAGCAGGTGCAGGAGCAGGGGCAGGGGCCGGTGCAGGAGCAGGGGCCGGTGCAGGTGCAGGAGCAGGTGCAGGGGCCGGTGCAGGTGCAGGAGCAGGTGCAGGAGCAGGTGCAGGAGCAGGAGCAGGAGCAGGTGCAGGAGCAGGAGCCGGTGCAGGAGCCGGTGCAGGAGCCGGTGCAGGAGCCGGTGCAGGAGCCGGTGCAGGAGCAGGAGCAGGAGCCGGTGCAGGAGCCGGTGCAGGAGCCGGTGCAGGAGCAGGAGCCGGTGTTGGTGTAAACGTTCTTGTATTAGACCCGTTGCTAATAACAATGTTGTCGTCTGCACCACCTGCAACACCCTGAATCAAATCAGTAGAACGCATTGTCTCTTCATTGGCAGGTGTAAAGACTCCATCACTATTGTAAAGATTGTACTGCTGAAACAAACTGGGGTTTGTTTGTTGCATTGCCAAAGCTTCGGCGTTTGAAATGTTCAAACGTTGTGCCACACCAGCAACTTCCGCGGACACTTGGTCTGTTGCAGAGCCGGGGGTGTATACCTCACCACCAATCAACAACTCACCTGCTTCATTGTATTGATCGCCTGTTAAGCCTGTGTTGGTCAAACCTTCTAGTACGTCAATGTTAACAGGCCTTGTTGCAGTGACAGTCATCTCGCCCGCGTCAGTCACACCGGGCGTTGTTGTAACAGTTGAAGTTTGTGTTCGTGGTGTGTAGCCAGTTGGGATCTGGTTTACCAGATCGCTGTTTTGCGTGCTTGTTTGTGTGTTCAGTTTCTCAGGCACCAAAGAGGCGCCTTGCATAAACGACGCAACACCTGCGCTTCCAAAAATACCAGTGGCAATTAGTGCATCGCGCACCTTTGTGCTTGCAATGGCGGCCTCACGCAAAGCCGTTTGACCCGCGGGTGTTGCGGCCAGTCGTTGCATCAAGGCGGTAGTCTGTGCGGCGGCGGCACTACCAAGCGCAGGCACTGCGCCAGCAAACGCAAGCTGGTCTGGTTGAATGCCCGCTACTTGCGAAATAATGTCTTCTGCTTCTGCAGAAACAGGTAGGTCTTGTGTAAGCGTTGTTGGTGTAACACCTGCCAATGCTGTGTCAAACTGGTTAGACGCGGCCAACGCGTCCTCTGGTGTACCACCAGCCGCAATCACGTCTTTAAACGCTGTGAACGCGGTGTTGCTTGTGTTGGCCGCGTTAGCCGCGCTGTTAAACGCCGACGCGGCGCTCATAAGCGCAGAAGGGTCGCCGGTTTTATTAAACTGATCAAACGCCTGTGTCACGCGCAAAGCCGACGAGGCAAGCTTGGCGTCACTGCTACCAGTCAATGAGGCCGCGGCGTCTGCCACTCCCGCAAAATCTTTGTTAGCAAACGCGGTGGCCGCGTTGGCCAATGTTAAACCAGTGCGAACTTCTGGTGGTAAACTAGCGCCAGCGTAACCAGCGGCGGCGTTTACAAGTCCCGCCACGTTGCCTGTTTGAATTGCGTTCAAACCACTGACTACGTTTCTTGCGTCGTTAATTGGAATGCCACCAATGTCAGTAAAACCTAAACTTCCTGCGGCACCCAATGCGTTTAGTGCGGCACCAGTTAAATTGCCTTCACGCGCCGCGTTGAGTGCGTTATACCCTTGTACAAAAGGAGCCGCACCCGGCACCATAGACAGCCCGGTAAGCAATAACTGAGAATCACTCATTGCTGGTACAAATCGGCGATCTAATTCAGCGCCGGTTTTATCATCAAGCTGAACCATGTAATCACCCTGACGAGCCCAGTGTGAAACTCCTACAGGAAGTTGTGCAATTTGGGTTTCAATGTCATCACCTTCAATGGCACCTTGTCTTGCCGCACCAGATAAACTAGAAGAGGGTTTTGTATATCCTGCTGTTGTGTTTGTGCTAGTGGGGGTAGTATCTGCTTGCTGTACAGCAACGGTTGCCGCTGTATTTGTATCTACGCCGCGGTTTACTAAGTTGTTATATGCATCAATAACAGACTGGTTATAAACCTGTTCACCGGCCGCGTTGGTGTGCAACGAGTCTCGCAACAGTGTAGGGTTTTGCAAAATGCTACCCATTGAATTAACAAGGGAAACGTTGCTGTTGTTTGCGGCAATGTCGTTATAGAAAGACGCAACGTCTGTGCCAAAGTTACCAGATGTGACGTCGTTCATTGACGAAACTTGTGGAGACCCAGTCAACACAACGTTAACGCCTTGGTTACCAAGGGTTGAAACAATCTGGTTAATATTGTTTGCTATGGTGCCTTGGTCTACACCCTGCAACATGTCTACGCCGCCGGTCTGCAAATACACAGTTGCGCCGGGGGTGAATGACCCACCAGAGCCAATAAAGGTATTGAGTTGGTTCAGTGTGTCGGCTGTTGTTGCGCCGCCTACAGCGGTGTTAAGTGTCGGTTGACCTGTTGCGGCCGTAAGCTGGTCTGCAAGGGTGTTGTTTGTGCTGTTCCAGCTTGCACCAGCAAGGATGTTACCTGACAGCACGTTGCCCGCGTTTGACGTGGTGTCCGCGGCTGTTGAGGTAGGAAGACCCCCTGTGTTTGCGGCCTGTGCCCAGTTGTAAGCATTTAAGGCGTTATTTTGCTGGTCGCGCAATGCGGCGGCCGCTTCCCAACTACCTGTCTGTTGGTACAACGCTTCATCATCCATTACAGTTGGTGCGGTGTTTTGACTGAGTGCCATTTGTATGTGCTTGGTTGGGTATTCCTATAGAGAATTACCCATAATTTAAGGCGTTTATGCCCCGACGCCGTTGACTGCGGCAATCAGGTTATTGGCCCAGTCTTGCCATCTTTCAAACATCTCTGGGTTAGGCACAGCGTATTTATCAAACACAGGATTGACCGTGACCGCTTGGGCTACTTCAAGCCACTGGTCTTCAGGCAAGTACGGGAACTGCTGTTCACCAAAGTAGTGAATCAAGTTCCCGTTCCAGTCTTCCCAAGTGCTGTACTCGGGCAAGAATTCGATTATCATTTAGGGCCGTTCGTCGCCGAACTCGGCGGTAATTAGCGTTCTACCTGCCTCGTAATCCCCATCAATAACGTTACTGCGCCAGCGCAGACTGACAAGACGCGCCTCTACGCGCAGGTCAACTTTGCCTGACGTGGGTGTGTAGGTGAAAGGACCTTTTTCTTCCACGCCGTCGTTGGCAAAAGGCCTACCAACAATGGTAAGTTCCATGTCACCAACCTGCTTAAAGTCTGGCTCAATACGGGTCAGGTGCATACGTCGGTTGACACCCATGGCTTCGTCTGAGGAGGGCGTTCCACCCACCCAACTAATGTCACAGGTTTCTACAAACGAGTCGATGGCAATCTCTTCTGTGGCCGTAACCTTGTTCTTACCGAACTCTTGCTCCCAGATTACATAACCACCAGTAGCTTGCGACATGGTACTGCCCGCAACAACCGAGACTGGCACAATGTCAGCAAACGTCAGTGTGGTGTAGCCACCAGAAGAGTTGTTTGTAAACGTTGCGGCGGTGATCTGGTTTGCAGAGGCAAAGTTTTCACCGATCTGCGTGTTAAACACCATGAAACTGCCGGCCGGGTTGGTTGTCAGGTCACCCGGGGCAATCACCTGATAGGCCGTTGTGGTGGGTGCTGTGCCCCGATTTGGGCCGTAGGTCAGTGTGTAGGTTACACCCAGTTGGCCGGTGAAGTCCCAACCTGCCCAAACGGGACGGGGGAACACCTCGGTCACATAGCCACAAGACCTGCGCGCGCCTTCAGCCTCGCCCGCGTCGTACCAGATGTTATCTTTAACGTTAAAGATAATACAGTCTGTGCATTCTGTCGCTGTACCTCGTGGGTAGAAGAACCAGATCTCGTTGTAGCGAGGGACCTTAGTGGCCCACACCTTTTGACGGGCGGTAAAGTTGATGTTGTCAAACAGGTAGTTAACGTTCTTGTCGTTAGGCAAAACCTTAACGCCGCCGTTGTACAGATAGAAGCGGTCAACACCCATCCAAAAGAAAGTGCCGTCCATCTCAACCACAGAGCTAGACGACATGATAGACGTCTGGTTAGACACCGTGTCGTAGCGCCAGTAGTATGGTGTTTGTCCTGTGAATGACACACGCACCAAAGAGTCTGTGGCCCAGAAGAGACCAGAGGGGGATGATGTACCACCGCGAATAGGAAAGCCACGCACGATCTTGCCGGCCGTCACGTTCACCTCATTGGCCAGTGTGCCGTTCCAGTCGCTGAACGTTTGCACGTTGGCTGTGGACGAGTTAAACACCACGTTGTTGTTGCGTAACAAACCAAAGTTGCCGTACACAAACACAAACGGGTGAAGCACCACAACACCGCCACTGGCGTCAATTGGTAGGTACGTTGGGGCCGCGCCGGTGGAATCAATCACCTCTGTTAGGATGTACCTGCCAGTTGTTGGGTCTGGTAAAAAGTTACCGGCAAACAGTGACGTGTTAACACCAGAGTCAATGTTGTCTAGGTTGTGGCCGGGGTGGGCCAACAGCTTAGAGTTGCCTGTGCCTGTTGAGTCGTATGCAATGTCAAACTGCCACAAATGTTGGTTGCTTGCGGCAAAACCATTGGGCACGTAGATCTCAAACGGCACCGTTGTCTGCATGCCAGTGATAGAAACTAGGTGAAGTTGTGTGTAATCGCCTGACGAATGGTACGTTGGCGTTGTGTTGGTTGTGTAGTTTGTACGAACACCAGATGTGTTGTACGCCCAGAATGTTGTGGGGTTTGGAAAAGCCGCAACGTGGTTGCCCTTAACGTGAATAGTTCTTGGTGATACGTTGACCTGAACCACCACGTAGGTCTTGTTGAATTCGATAGGAAACGGGCCCACGCCAACACCTTGGTCGGTGCCGGTGTTGAACACCTCAACGCCCTTGTAGTTGCCAGCGTAGATGTAGTTAACGCCGTTCAGTGAGTTGGTGATCATCCCGCGTGGGATGCCGGTGGGGGAGGCAAACATTTGGCGGTAGCCGCCAATCTTCTTTGCCTTACCACGCTGAAACCTTGCCCACTTGCCGTCGTTGTACTCATCAGCCTCGAAGCGTGTGCCGTCCCGCTTGATGCCGGGCTTCACAAGAAGGGTGAAGATTTTGGGCGGTTCAGTCGCCATTAGAACGCCCCACCAGAGATCAGGTCAGCCTGCACGCGCCCCACAAAACGGGACACGTAATTGCCCACGCCGGCCGTTGCGTCCATGGTGGCAATGTTGGTGCCCGCAACAGCAAAGCCTAGTTGGCCGTTGTTGGGTGAGTACATGCCCGTCACTGGGTCAAGCGTAAACGTGAAAGCCGGAGACGCCGCGGTGCCGCGGTTGGCCAAGAACTGACCAACGTTGGTCTGAAGCAGGGGATACAGGTTAGTACCGTCGCTCAATACAATAACCTGCGTAGACGTTGGTAAAGCAAATGGAGGCTGTGCGCTACCCTGCACTTGGAACGTCACGTTGTAGCCGCTCTGGTTGGTGTCGTTGAGCAGGTAGTACACCTGAGTCACGGCAGGCAACTGGACCAACAGGTTGGTTGTGCGAGAGCCACTCAGCGCCGTGTAGCGCTGAATAATTGGTGTGTTAGTGATCAGGCTCAGTGTGGCGCCGGCCACCACGTCAACGTCGTACGTGGCAGAAGAGAACGTCAAACTGTTAGGGCGTGAACGACCAACCGTAAAGAAGTCTTGTTTGGCAGGGTCTTGGTTCACGCAGATAAAGCACGAGTCACCAAGGGGGAGGGCCAAACTGGCCAGCCCGTCGATTGTAGAACCTGCAGACGCGGTGTTGATTGTCAGCGTGCCAGTGCCGTTGTTACGCACCAAGATGTACCAACCCTCAGATAACGAGGGCACAGCAGGCAACGTGGTCGAGCCCGCACCGCCGGTCCACACAAAACACTGCGCGCGAGACGTGTCAGAAAGGGTGATGGACGAGGAGTACTCGTTGGTAACGATTGTTGTTTCTAGCTTGCCTAGAATGGCCGCTGTGCTGTTTCCTGCCAGTGTGGCGGCGTCTGCAAAGGACGTGCCTACACCGAACGCCACAACACCCCACACACCCACTGCTGTGGTGTTGTCTGTCAGGTACGTGTAGTAAGCCTGACCCACGGGCACGGTGAACGAGCCAGTGCCGTCTGAGCGGGACACTGTGAACGCGTTAGCGCCTTGGTTGCGGAACAGAATGTCTTCGCCAACAGAGGCCTGCTGTGCGTTTGGTAGCCGAAGAATACCACCGGCGGCGGACACAACGTCAATGATACGGGCGCTTACCTGCTGACCCGCGGTGCTGACATACTGAGGCCAGTACAGTTGTACCGTGCCTGATAGCGCAATTGCTTCGTAACTTACGTCCGTTGGCTGGATTACGTTCCCGGTAAACGGGGAGGTGAATGTAGGCATTTAAGGTTCCTGTCTTGTTGCGTTGCGGTCGATCATGCGTTTCTGATCTTCACCTTTGAGTGCGTTAATGGCTTCGTCGTAGTAGCCCTTCCACATTGCAAGCTTGTCCGCGTTCTTAATAAAGCCCTGTGCCTGAAGCAAGGTGCCGTACAGCAAAGCCTGAGGGGCCTCGCGTGTTAAAAGATTTTCTTGATTCGTGATGTCAAGCGGCTGAATGCGGCTGTAATAAATAATTTGCAACGAGTAATCGTCGTCTGGAGTTGGAGCAAGAGCCCAGTGATCATAGTCGTAATCTCCGTAGTAAAGAGGTTGTCCGTTGTCTGACTCTGTTTGAAACTGAGTCACGTAGTCCATGGAACGGTTAAGCACAGGCTGACCGTTGATCTTCATGCTGGTCGTTTTGCGCCAACGGGCCGGTTTTTGAATTACAGGGTTGTTGACAGTTAGCGTGGTGTTGACCACGTTCAACTGCATCAAGGTTTTAATCTGGGCGGCAATGCTCTGCTCGGTCAACATAATCAACCGAGGAATTTGCGCAACAAAAGAAACATCGTCGCGCTCAGAGTAAGTAATGACATCCTCAACGAGGCTGTCATAGGTCATTGCTTCTGCGGCCATTTATCTCTTTCGGTTATTCAGCTTTTGCTTGCTGTTGTGCCAGTGAAGCACGCGCGGCTTCTTGCGTAGTTTGTACCAACTGGTAAACCTCTTGGTACGGGCGAGTGCCCAAGTAACCAAGAATCTGGTTTACCAAATCAGTGTCAAGTTCTATTTTCATGGTTTTGTAAACGTGTATGTATCGTCTTCGTTTTTGGTTACAAGGTCAAAATAATCAACTTCTACATCATCATCAACATGGATGTAAGTAATTAGCGGGTCTTCAGATTTGTCAGGACATTCACCTTCATAATGAAGAATCGCCATAACAACTACTGGACCACCATTCCACATTGGGTTTGGATGTGCATATATGCGTTTCATACTTCCTCCGTTGTTTTTTCAATTACGTCTGAGACATTTTTGACCGCTTGCTCATGTTTGTGCGCTTGCGGAATAGCTTGGTCTTGAATCATTTTCATTACACTAGCTACTTGATGAAACGGCAAATGCGCCAACGTGTGCAAAATCTCATTGACTTCATCAACTGTAAATGTCAAATCAATTAACAAATGTCCAATAGGGTTTTTTTGTTCTGTCATGTCTTTCCTTTAATCAATTTCAACAATAGAAGCTGTTGCCACACCAACATAAGTATTAGTAGTCGGCGTAAATGGCACTGAAATTGTACTATTAACTACCGGTACAAAAGTGTTTGCTTGTGCAAGACTAATATTTGTTCCTGTTCCTGAGTAAGCTATACCTGAGGTACCAGAATTCCAATAAGTTACATTGTTAATTTGTGTAGTATTAAATGATTTACTTGTCCACGTTATTAAATCTGTAGAACGGTATAGTGTTGAACCGTTAGTTAACCAATAATTTGCTCCATCATAGGTTAGCTTGTTAGTTGAATAATTTGAGGCGGTATAGTTTGTACCTGTTTTTTGTGTAAAAGCATCTACTACACCTGTTGCAGAAGTGGCAATTCCTGTAGTAGAAATAAACACGTTTTGTGAATTAAAATAATAAATTGAGTCAACGGTACTTTGCATTGTTGACCACGTTATTCCATCTGTACTAACAAGAGTCAATCCGGCAGTAGTCATAGCCCAAAATTTACCGTTGTTATAAGTTAAGCATTTTGAGTTTCGCAAAGTTTGTGGATTAGTAAAACTTGAAGCGCCTACAGAACCAAACGTCCATGAAACGCCTTGGTTACTTGTTGTCCCAACATAACCGTTATTCCAAAGTATTACCAAAATACTATTAGATGCGTCACCGCTTCTTGCAAATCCTACTACTGGCACGCCACCACCACCAGCACTAGTCCAATTAAATCCCGCAGGATTAGGGCCAAAATACGCAGGATTACCCATGTAAGGATTAAAGCCAGAAGAATAACTATCAGCTATCCAAACATATCCTGTATTTGTACCGCCTAGATATTTTGATGAATTAGGCATTACACCAATTGAAATACCCTGACCCGCTTGGTATCCATAAGAGGGTTGATAAATACCATAAGAATATTGACCATCAGCTCCTTGATTAGGACCAGTACCATAGTAAAAACCGCCGGTATAAGGACTAATTGCGCCATACGTTATTGCAACCCATGAGCCATCAAAAGGATTGCCCGCAAATACGGGAACAATATTGATTGTGAGTTGTCCATTGGTTATGTTGGTACTAGAAAAACTAAAATTTTGATTACTCAAAACACCGCTTGAACTTATGTTACAACCTTGAAAATAATGAGAATTTGCCGCATATTGATAAATTAAACATTTATTTTGATAGCTTGCGTTTGATGTATTATCATAAGCAGGACTAATACTGTAGTTTCCAGAAGTGCTATAGGCTGTTAAAAAACTAGCTTGATTAGCAGTCCATGATACTCCATCACTTGAACTAAGATACCACATTGTTGCATCGTTAGTGTATCGTTGATAAGTGTACCCGCCATTAGCGGCGTAATGCGGAAATCCGTAATAACTTGTAAGAGAACCACCCGCGCCTGAGGTATTTACAACAGACCAACTTACACCATCTGCGCTTTGTCTAAGAACATTATTTGGTGAGCTATTTTGAACATTGGTAGATGTAACAAGAACTTTATTTGGTGATGCGGCAATTGCCCCTGTAGAATTAAAACCAGTTATTGAAGAAACGTAAGGTTGTGTATAGCTTGTAAAGTTTGCTGTGTAATATGAAATACCACTAGTTCCATAAAAATAATTAGTGCCAATATACGCAATTGCTCTAATAGTGTTACCAAGAAACACAGTAGCCGCAGTCCAACTCAACGGCGTTGTAGTTGCATAGTAACTATATCCACTATCACCACCAGTTACAAATTTACCGCCCCCATACGTTAGCGCATAACAAGGATAAGTGGAAGGTAATGTAACTTGTGTCCACGTTATTAAATCTGTACTGTAATGAATTGTTCCACCCGTTGCATTACAAACTACATAATATCCATTTCCATATACAACATTAGTTAATTGAACCGCAACATTAAATGTTCTTTGCGTATAAGTTATTCCGTTTGTGCTTGTTAAAATTAAACCAAAACCAGTTGAGTTATCTATACCAACAGCAATGTAGTTTCCGTTAAAATAATTAAAATTTGCAATTTTATAATTGACGCTAGAGGCGGCAATTTCTGCCTTGTAATAGCTTGTATCACTAGTTGAAATTGAAATTGAATCGCCCGCCGCAAGCGTAATTGGTGCTTGTAATAGGTTGAGTGTTTTAATACCTGTATATTGATAATATTGTGAGCTTGCATTAGCGTATCCCGTTGTTTGAGCTTGAACAACAGGATATGTTATACCGCCCGATACTTTATTTACTGTAACTATATCTGACGACCCAACCAAAGATGAAGCAAGCACACCTTTGACAATTGCAGTTTGACCCGCCGGTACTGTATAAATTGATGTAGGCGTTGTCGAGTTATACAGAACCGATGAAGAGATTGGAGTTTGTGCCATGATTTATCCTTTTAACCCATGAAATACCAAAGAAGTGAATTATCAGCGACAGAAAGCGTTGCCCATGTTGGCGCGCCTGCTCCATTACTGGTGAGAATTTGTCCTGCTGTGCCGGCGGCAGTAAACGCTGTTGTGCTAGGTGCAGTTTGGTAGGGCATTGCGCCTGCAACACCACCAGCTAGGTTTGTTGCTGTACCAATCACAATAGCAGAAGGTGTGCTCCATACAGGTGGTGTTACGTTTCCTGTGCTTGTCAGAATCTGGTTTAAAACACCAAAGTTTCCGTTAAACGCAACAGCACCTGTAGCGTTGATTGTCATCGAGTCCGCCGCGTTATCGTTGGTCACCAAACGCAACTCGTGCGCTGTCTTTGTACCAACAACTAAATCAGAATCTGTAGAGTACAAATAAACTGCATTAGGTAATTGGAAAGGCCCAATACCCGCATGTGTTGAACTATTCATACCAAAGTCACCGTAGTACGTGGTTGCTGTACCTAGGTTGTTTGAAACAATGTAGTCTACTGAAGCAGATGTGCCATTACTCTTATTTTGAAGAATGTTTTGAGCGTAGCTATTTACTGTGGTTGCGTAAGAACCAAAAATGTTTGTGTCTAGGTATGAAGTTGTTCCATAGCTGTACGCCCCAATGTTTGAAGAAGCAACAATGGACTGATTAGCAACAACATACGCGCCAGTGACAGAGGTTCCTGCTGACAACGATGTTGTTGCGCTAATAGAGGTGCCTGCACTGATTGCTGTGCCTGCGGCAATTGTTGTTCCTGCACTGACACCTAAAGTGGCGCTAACTGAATTTGCACCCACCACACCAGTGGCAGTAATGTTTGTTGTGCCAACTGTGTTTGTCGCTGAGTTAAACGTCAGGTTTGAATTGAACGTTGTTGTGCTGGCACCGCTTTGGAACGGGATCTGGTACTGCGCGCCGCCAGAGATGTTAGTTGTTGTTGTTGCGGCTGGCGCTGACACCCACGCAAACGCGGACCCAGTCCAACCAAGCACAGTGCCGGTTAATGTTGGGGCGCCGATGAAAGACGTTGTGCTAGACGCTGTTTGGAACGGCAGTTGATTAGCCGCGCCGTTAGCCAAGTTGGTAGAGGTCGTTGCTGTGGTTGCTGACGTTGCTGAACCTGCGGTCGTGGCAAAACCTGCTGTAGCCGCACTACCCACAGACAAACTGGCTTGGCTTACAAACTGAGGTGCTGATCCTGTTGATGTCAGAACATAGTCTGTTGCGCCGATTGCAAGAGATGTAGGCGCAGTGCCTGTTGAGTAAACGATTGACCCAGCGGCTCCTATCGACGCATACACTGGCGCTGTACCGTTTGAGTACAGCAACGACCCCGCCGCGCCAAGTGCCGCAAACGCGGGCGCTGTGCCTGTCGAGTACACAATACCACCGGCAGTTGGGGCCACTGAGTACGCAGGCGTTGTGCCGTTTGAAAACAGCATGCGTCCTGCTGTACCAAGGGTCAAGTACGTGGTTGTGCTTGGCGCGCTTTGGTATACGAGAGCGCCTGCAGTACCGCCGGGCAAATTGCCCGTCGCTGTTGAAGAGTCTGCAAGGGTCTTAACGAGACCGCCGCTGTCTTTAAAATACAGTTTGCCGTCGGTGGTGTTCAGCGCCACCTCGCCGGCAATTAAATTGCCAGCAATGGGCACCGCCGCCGCGGTGGAACTGAAATACAGTTGAATTGGTGTGAATCCCGCTTGTGCCATAGTTATTTCTTCTTATCGGGTGTAGTAGGAAACATTCGGACGGAAGTAAATAGGAGACTTATCGCGGTCTTCTTCTTCGGCCGACAGCGTTGCCTCTGCGGCATCTTGTTTCAGCATTTGAATTCGTGCAGGGTCAATACCGGGCAACAACTTGGCCAAGCGGTGTGACAACTGGCCTTGGATGGCAGGCACCCAACGGTCTGGAATAGCAATCTCGTTAGTCAAACGACCAACATCTTGTGGTTGCAATTCAATAATAAACTGGAACACTTGGAACGCGCTCTGTGGCACTGGCCACACGTTGATCTCAGGCGTGACCTGACGGTCCATCCAAAACTGCAACGCGCGCACACCGAGAAAATCTTTGTTAGGCAGGCTGAAGTAATCGTTGCGGTTCATCCGCGCCATGGGAATGTCTTGTTGAACAGAAGCCAATGACAGGGCCCGTACAACAATTGCCGACGCGCTTGTGTTACGGAAACGCCAGAAGCCCGCCGCAGGAGAGCCGTCAATCTGCAGATAGCCCCAGTTGTTGACCGCGCTGTTGCTCACCGTGCCAACTGAAGCCCACGTGATGTTGTCGTAGCTGTACTCAACAGTCAGTGTTTTATTTGGTGTTTCGCAATAAAAACCTGCGCTCAAGAAACGTGGGCTACCGCTGAAAAACGCCGCCGCAGACGCACCGGCCGCAATGCTGTACGACAGGTCCAACGTGGTTGTGTTGAACACCTGCGTTGTGTCTGTTGTGGCAGAGGGTGTGGTCAACGTGCGGTAGTTGGCCTCGCGAATGTCCACAGTGCCCACAGGCAGTGTGTACGCGCGCTGTTGTGCCTCACTACCCATCACAATGTACTCAAGCAACCACAGGTTCACACCACGGTTTGACAGGTTGATCAGGATGTACCACAGCGCCTGACGGGCCGCGTTGATGTACTCCGGTGTCAACTCCTCTGACAGCTTGCCCGCTTCTTTGTAGGCAAACGAAATCAACTGGTCAACCGATA